CCCCGAGACAACCGTGCTTTAGGGCACTATGCTGATAGAGTTGGTCTACAGTATAGTCTCCCTAAGGTCACGGATGATTTCAATGATACACATGCAGAGTTTATCTGTAACTATTGTATCGAACAGAACGTTGACGATCTCCCATTCAGTATCGAGAGCATTGCTTTCAAGAAAGGATCTGATATGGTGGTAGAGAGTCCAAGATACAGACTCGTAACGGATCTTCTAGATAGAGGATACACAGTATACATTCAAGACATCTCTGATGTTATTGAAAACTATGCTGATGACTTTTATGACAAGTATGATAATCGTGTCGTCTTTGTCAGAAATGCAGCCGAGATTTATGAACCCACTTGGAGAATTGACCTTTGACAATCAGTTATAATCGTCTGGGAAGTAATGGACGTTTGGGTAACCAGATGTTTCAATATGCTTCCCTTAGAGGCATTGCCAATTACAATAACTACAACTGGATGATTCCTCCAGAGGATTGTAATCACCGTGATAATTACGGTCTCTTTGAAACCTTTGAGATGGTTCACTGTAAACCAGAGAATCTAGGTTTCAATGATGGCATGACAATCAATGAGAAGACTCATGCATTTGATGAGAGTCTTTTCTATTGCACAGATGGTGTCAACATTGATGCCTACATGCAGACGGAGAATTATTTTATTCACATTGCCGATCAGATCCGTGAGGATTTCACTTTTAGAAAGGATTACCTTGAACCTTGTACGAGTTTCATTGATAGCCTGGATCAGCGTCCTATCTTTCTTCATATTCGTCAGTCTGACAACATCGGACGAGAAGAATACCACCCCATCCTCCCACTATCATTTTTTGAGGAGGCGTTAAGTTTCTGGAGTGAAGACACTCCTTGCTTTGTCTTTACTGATGATATTGACTGGTGTAAGGAACAATCGTTCTTTAAACAGGACAGGTTCTTGTTCAATGAAGACAACGGTAGGTATCCATATCAGAACCGTGATGGTACTGGTCAACTACAGAACACTCTTCTGCCTCAGGTAGATCTGTGTCTTATGTCTCTATGTTCTGGTGCTATCATCGCCAACAGTTCATTCAGTTGGTGGGGTGCATGGTTGCAGAACGGTAGAGGTAATGTCATTGCACCGAACCCAGAGAAGTGGTTTGGATCTGCAATGGAACATCTTGATACTAGTCAGATTGTACCCGCATACTGGCAAACTTTAGACTGGAGTAAATAATGGCTATTTCATTTCAAGGAATGGGTAATGAAGGTAGACTGGGAAATCAAATGTTCCAGTATGCTTTTGTCCGTGGTGTCGCTGCTAACCGTGGATTTGATTGGGTTATTCCTGGCCCCAACGCAGACCGACTTGATAACTATGGTTTGTTTGAAGCGTTTGAATTGAACGGTTGCAAACCAGAGAACCAAGGTGAACCCTTCTTTCATAAACAGGAAGTCTATAGGGACCTGGCATTCAATGAGAAGATCTACAATGAGTGTGAGGACAATACTAATTTCTCAGGTAATTATCAGACTGAGAAGTACTTTGAAAGTATTTCCTGTGATATCCGTGATGACTTTACGTTCAGGAAAGAATATCTTGAACCCTGCCAAGAGTTTATTGATGACATTGGTGGACAGGACAACACTATTTTCCTACATGTTCGCAGAGGTAATCCTAATGTGACTGGTAGACGTGGAGAGAAGTGGTCTTATCAGATGGTTCAAGAGTATCATCCTATCTGTAAGAAAGAGTATTACCTAGAAGCACTACAAAAATTCCCAGAAGATAAGAACGTTGTAGTTGTATCAGATACTATTGACTGGTGCAAAGAACAGGACTGGTTGAAGGGAGATAGATTCTATTTCTCTGATGCCTCTTACGAAGAGTTTGGTGATGGTGCATCTGTACCTTACATTGACCTCTGTCTCATGACACTGTGTGGCGGTGCTATCATTGCTAACTCATCTTTATCATGGTGGGGTGCATGGTTGCAGAAAGGTGGTGATAAGATGGGTAAGAATTCTGTTCAAAAAACTTGGACAGTTGTTGCTCCTGACCCTTGGTTTGGACCTGCTTATGCTCACTATGATATGAAGGATCTCATTCCATCTCGATGGACTAAGGTTCATAATGATCCATCGTTTATTAAACCAGAATGAAAGACCTAACATACCTATTGCCTTGCAGAATTGAGACGGATGACCGTCTCCGTAATGTTATTACTTCTGTAACTTACATCCTAAAAAACTTCCCTGAGGCAAAGGTCTTGGTGAAAGAGGTGGACACACAATCACACTTTACTGAGAGTGCTTTACCTCAAATCAAAAAGTATGTTGGTGATACAAGTCAACTGAAACTCATCTTTGAACAGAGTGAGGAGAAGTTTTTTCACAAGACTAGGATCTTGAATGATCTATGTGTTGCAGCTGATACTCCTATCATTTACAACCACGATGTTGATGTTGTTCTACCAAAGAACAGTCATGAACTTGCTTATAGATCTATCACCAAAGAAGGATCTGATGCTGTCTATCCTTTTGGTTGTGGCATCTATCAATGGGCCGTAAACTATGGTGACAAACTCCTAGACAAATTTCTATCTTCGCATGATGGAAACAACTTTGACTTTGATGTTCTAAAGGATGACAAAGTTCGTATCCCTTCTTCTATTGGATGGGGTCAGATGATTACCAAAGCAGCAGAAGTATCTGCTGGTATGTGGAATGAAGAGTTTATCTCTTGGGGTGCAGAAGACTGTGAGTTCTATTACCGCCTCAATCTGTTTGGATTCAGAGTCGGTAGAGTTGTAGATGATATCTATCACTTTGAACACGGTAGAACATTTAATTCTCACTACCATAATCCTAAGTTCCAAGACAATGATCGACTTTGGAATTGGATTCGTAAGCAAGATAAAGAATCTCTTACAAAATATTATTCAACACTAGATTACATCCAACGTAGGGGGAAAGAACTCAATGCTAGCCTTTAATCAAATTGGTAACCTAGGTCGCCTAGGGAACCAGATGTTTCAGTATGCTGCGGTGCGAGGTATCGCTGCAATGCGTGGATATGAATTTGGTATCCCACCTTTCGAGTCAAACCGTGTAGATAACTATAGTCTACATAGAGCATTTACATTGCCTAGTGTAACATCTAGCAATCTAAAAGAACTTGACAACGGTCATGCTCCTGTTGTCATTGAGAAACACTATCACTTTGATGAAGAATTGCACAGGATGTGTCCTAATGACGTAAGTCTTTTTGGATTCTTCCAGAGTGAAAAGTATTTCAAGAATATTGAAATGGACATCCGCCGAGATTTCACATTCCATGATTCTATTCTCAAACCTTGCCAAGAACTTATCGAATCGTTGGATTCGCCGCCTATCTTTCTTCATGTTCGTAGGGGTGATCCTAATCTTGTCGATGCAAGGGGATTTAAGTGGTCGTACACGCAATGCTCGTCGCAACATCCTCCACAACCGTTGGCCTATTACGAGGAAGCTCTGAAAGAGTTCCCTGAAGATCAACCAGTGGTCATCTGTTCTGACTCTCCTGAGTGGGCAGCGGAACAGTCTCTGTTTGATGATGATCGTTTCCTTATCTCTGAACCCACTGATAAGTATGCCGACGGGTCCTGGGAACCCTTTGTGGACCTCTGTATCATGAGTCTATGCAGTGGTGCTATCATTGCAAACTCCTCCCTCTCATGGTGGGGTGCATGGTTGCAGAACGGTAGAGGCAAAGTAGTTGCACCTAAGACATGGTTCGGTCCAGACTATGCAGACAAAGACACCTCAGACCTTTATTGCCCAGGATGGATCAAAATCTAATAGTTATTGATAATTTTTTAGATGACCCTGATAAGATCAGACACGTTGCTCTTGGTCTAGAGTTTGATAGATACCAAAAGACCGTGCCTGGTGTTAGATCCAACGTTGCAGTTGGTGGTTCCTTACAGGATGAGGTTGAATCTAAGTTAGAGAAGGTATTCAACTCCAAGATCAAATGGTTTTGGGGTAACGATACCTTTTGTTTTCAGTCCTGTGATGAGGATACTGAGACTTGGATACATAAAGATGTTGAGAGTGAATGGGCTGCTGTCCTGTACCTCACTCCAGACGCAGACGTGGACTCTGGCACTGGAATATACGATGGACCTGATGGTGAAATGAACATCGCGGTCGGTAATGTATACAATAGATTGGTTGCATATCGTGGCAAAGTATTGTATCATAGGAGTATTGTTCCTGGCTTTGGAAACACCCTAGAAACAAGCAGACTTACACAAGTATTCTTTTTTGATATTGATGGACAAGAATAAATCAACATACAAACTGAAAGGCTTTAAGCCATACATCATTAATCTTGACGGTGAACCTGAAAGGTGGGAATGGTGTAAGGAACAACTTGACTATTGGGACATCACCGACTATACTAGGATCTCTGCCTACGACGGCAGACCTAATGTTGGTAGTGACCTGAGTGAGATTCTTAAAGGAACCTATCCTGAGAATGTTTCTTCGGGTGAGATTGGTTGTGTAACTTCCCATCTCAAAGCTATCAAACACTTCTATTATGAAACTGAAGATCCATACGCAGTCATAATGGAAGACGATTGCGATATTAACATCGCAAAATACTGGACATTTACTTGGCGACAGTTTATGTCCAGAGTCCCATACGATTGGGACGTGGTTCAAGTCGCCATCATCTGCCCTGGAGAATTGCATGTAAACATACATCGCAGGTTCATTAATGATTTCTCCACGGCCTGTTACGTCATCACCAGACATCATGCCAAAAAACTTATCGACCTCCATTGCAGAGGTGATTTGTATCGTTTGGACAACGGTATCAAACCACGAGCCGTTGCTGATGATTTGATCTACAACTCTGGTGCATCTTATGCTTGCCCAATTTTCCTCTATAAGATAGAATTGGGAAGTTCGATTCACCCAGAACACATTGAGATCTTCCACAGAGGTAGTCACAATGGTTTGAGAGAACTATGGGAAACCCGTGGATCTGATATGACGTTGGAGATGATCACCAATTTTGATCCCTACAATGGTAGGATCGCTGGACAAGAACTTGAACAGAAACACAGGGAAGCAACCCAATCAGCTCTTCAATGATATGTGTTTCTTATAGGTTGCATCAGTTATCATAAACACGACTGCAACCACTACGATTAACGGTCATCCGCTCTATGTTTGACAAAATCTGAAGAGAATGTTACAATAAATACTCATTCGTAAGGACGCTTACGAAGTGTGACAAACCGAATTCCGCAAATTTGAGCTAGGTTTAGAGTACAAGACAACAACCTACGGGACAGTCGAGTCCCTATTCATCTGCGGGTAACCATTCCGCAAGTAACTTAAAGGAAAGAATTATGTTTAAATCTGCACTGGCAGCCGTAGCTGCTGCTCCCCTCTTCGCTGGTGCTGCACTGGCAGGTCCATACGTAAACGTCGAAGCTAACGCTGGTTGGTCGGGCGACGATTACACTGGAGCTACTACAGATCTCCACGTAGGCTACGAAGGATCCACTGGTGCTCTTGGATATTATGTCCAAGGTGGCCCTGCTTTCGTTGCTGTTGACGGTGAAGAGACTGACACTCAGTTCTCTGGTAAGGTAGGCGCATCTGTCGCCGCTACAGAGGACGTTTCTCTCTATGGAGAACTCGCTTTCATCTCTTCTGACGACGAGATCTTCGAGAACGTTGGTGGTAAGTTGGGCGTTAAGTACAACTTCTGATTAACTGCAAACAGTTAAATATGTGTTATAATATGGGGGACTTCGGTCCCCTTTTTTTTATGCGTTATCTTTTTCACCCTCTCACTGTCATGAACCTATTGATCTGCGGATCTCTTGGGGTTATTGAAATCGTTCACACCAAGGCCCATCACACACTGGAGCAGGACGTTCATAGTCACGTTAGTCGAGCACTGAAAAAGAATCCAGAATTGGCACGTTCTACTTGTTGGGAGTTGGATTAGTGTTGGACTTTATTTACTCTGCACCCAATGCTCTTAGTGAGAAGCAGTGTAATAGAATAATTAAATTTTTTGAGTTGCACCCTGAAGAACATGAGTATGGGACAACATTGACTGATGATGAGAATCGTAACGGTAAGAAATCTATTGACTGGTGCAAGGCATTCTCAACAGAAGATGCAGTAGATATTTTAATACAGGAAACGGTGACAGAACACACTCACCAGTACATGAAGAATTATCGTGGCATAAATTGTAGTAACAACAGAGCATTTCAGATCGACGATTTTTATAATCTTCAGAAGTATGAACCTGGCCAGGGATTCAATTCTTGGCACCATGAATATGATTCAATCAGTGCCTCTTCCAGAGTACTTGCTTGGATGATCTACTTGAATACTGTACCTGACGGGGGTACAATGTTCTTAGATCAGGACATGACAGTTGACGCTGAGGCTGGAAAGTTGTTAATATGGCCAGCATACTGGACCCATACTCATAAAAGTCAAGTAAGCTACACCACAAGAAAATACATAGCGACAGGATGGCATGTCTACGAAGAGAGTAACGATGGGGTTGTACGATAGTATCGGACAACATATTTTCTACACGCTAGGAAAGCGTGTGGATACTGCAAGCACGTATGATTTTTATACTGCACTTTGTTATGCAGTTAAAGATCGGATGATGGAACTCCATCTGAAACAGTTAGATAAGTCTGAGAATACTAAACAAGTTGCATACTTGTCAGCAGAATTTTTGATTGGACCTCAGTTGGGAAACAACATTGTTAATCTTGGTATTCAAGATGAAGCAATAGAAGCATTGGCTGATTATGATCTATCCCTAGAGGATGTTCTATCTAAGTCAGAAGAACCTGGGCTTGGTAATGGTGGTCTTGGTAGACTCGCTGCATGTTACATGGAGTCTCTATCAACACTGGATGTACCTGCCATTGGATATGGTATCAGGTATAAGTTTGGTATGTTCAAACAACTTATCAAAGATAACCAACAGTATGAGGTTACTGACAACTGGTTGCATGGTGGATGGCCTTGGGAACTTGCTTACCCTGCTGACACTAGGTCAGTTGGATTCGGTGGAAGGGTAGAACACTATACTTCATCTACTGATGGTTCATATAAAAGTCGTTGGGTTCCTGATCACTTTGTTGATGGTGTTCCTTATGATGTACTTCAGGTAGGATATAGGAATGGTGGATGTAATAAGTTGAGACTCTGGAGAGCAGACGCTAAAGATATATTTGACTTCTATGCTTTTAATATTGGTGACTACCTAGGATCTGTAGAACAAAGTGTTCACTCCGAGACTATCTCTAAGGTTCTGTATCCTAATGACGGTACAGACTCTGGCCGAAATTTGAGATTGAAACAACAATTCTTCTTTGTGAGTTGTTCTA